ACTTTTGGAATGCCACCATCAAGCATTGTGGTAGAACCATCAATATTTGCATAGGTATAATCAGTATTGGCAATTGCATTGCCAGAAGTTCCCTCCTGGTTTGTGCCATCATCAACTTCAACAATGTTCGATTGGTTGGTATAGCACTGTCCAACCAAATCATCAATGGTTACACCAGCAAGAGTTAGATCTGGTGAACCAGAATTATAATAAGAAATACCAGAAATATTTCTAAAAGTTCCAGCAGTATTTTGTGTTAATGTAGCACTACCAACATTAACAGTTGGTGATGCAGTTAAATCATCTCTTACAAATTCAACGGTGTTTGTATTCCCAGTTGTGCTATGTGACAACTGCATACTATTTGCACCAGTACCAAGTCCAGTAACTGCTTTGGCAACTCTTGCCTTGAATCCTTTATATAAACCAGGATAATAAACACTAGCAGAAAATGCTATGGTAGATCCACCAGAATTCAATAACTGATAATCACTTTCAGAATCAATTACAAGACTTGTATAGGTTCCACTATCATCTCCAGTTGTGAGTGCTCTACTTCCATCGGCAGATGCATTTACATTTGCAGTAAGAGTTCCTGCATCACCATTGTAAGCGAATGTAGTAATAGGACCAGCAGTTGCAGTTCCAGTGGTTACACGATTAACATCATCAGCTGTGCTTAAACCTACACCACCACTTACATTATCAGTAAATCCTGCGGCAAGTCTTGGTGAGGTTCCCGTACTAGTAACATTAGGGAGAGTCTTTGAACTTAAACCATCTGGAGCGGCAATATCATCTTGATATACCTTCAGAGAAGTTGTAGTGCTCTTGGGAATTTCAGCTGGATCTGTTGTCGTATGGTTGGTGATGGTAAGAGTCAGAGTGTCTTGTCCACTTCCACTGGAAGTTCCATCAGCCCATTGGTGAGAGAGTCTTCCAGCAGATGCACCAGGACCACCATCATCATTATCTCCAGTGATGGTATCAACTGAACTTCCGTCACCCCAGTCAACAGTAAATGTTGCGCCTACACCAGTTGCGTTTGCTGTAGTGTTATCAAGGTGCAGAGTATGCAGTGAACTTGATCCTCCAGTATTATCAATAACATATAAATCGTTTCCACTCAAAGCAGAGCCACCCGAAGCTGCTCTAAACAATGAGAATCCCATCACAGGAGCAGGTGTATAGACAGTTATATAATTTTCTCTAGTTAGTGCCTGTGAAGAACCTGCACCCACACCGTCACTATTCTTAGCAACAACCGTAATATCATACGTTCCACCAGCTACATCAGTATAACTATGAGTTGGAGTTGAGTCACTTGAGTTGAGATCACTGCTACCGTCACCCCAAGTAATGTCATAACGATCAGCATTTCCCGAAGATGTGATTGTTAGGGTTACTACTAGAGTCGCAGCACCCGCAGTCGTATCTGCATTAAATGCAACTTCAGTTACAGCAGTGTTCTTAATAATATTAAAAGACAACTCATTCAAATCATCAATACTATTGACTAAAGAAGAGTTGGATGTAAATGTATTAAGTGCTCCACCTTCAGTTAAACTTCCGTCAGTTGGCGTTCCGAGTGTTAAATTTCCACCCCTTCCTTCATATGTCGTTGCGGTTACAGTACCAACATACTCAACTGTTCCTCCACCAAACTGTTCCTTCCATGGTGTTAAAAGTGCAACAGTTGTTCCAATGCCAACACCAGCCGTGTCCCTCTTGGCATACAGGTGTCCATCATAAAAATTTAAACCTAATTCACCGAGTTGCAGTTGAGTTGTAGTAGGTCTTTTTCCTTCCGTGGACGACCTTTTTATCCGAATCGGAGTGCTCATTTAGACTATTCGGTATTTACCAAGAATAACAGTATATACTGCCTTTGATTTATTTATTCAAGTTGCATTATTCCTTCTCGGACGATAGGCAAATAGGTTAGTAGGAGGATCTGGCTTCATCCAGTTTTTTATTTTATCACGTTGCTCCATACTAAAAAACTCCTGGGAAAGATACCACTCTTCCCAAGGAGTATGTCCTTTATCTTGATTGCAATCGTGGCAGGCACAGACAACATTCTTGGTGTTATCCGTACCTCCATTAGAACGTGGTACGATGTGATCTATTGTAAGGCGATTACTACTACCACAATAAGCACACTTCAAATCCCATTCTTCCTTTATCTTTTGCCTCCATATCCTTTTTGCTTCAGCGGAACTTGTAGTTTGGAGGTTAAAGACATAGGCTTGGGGATTGTTGTACAGTTGCATAAAAACGTTCTGTTTTTATTATTTAACGTTTTTACACCTTTTGTTCATAAGGATGTGCTTGCTTTAAATTAGGATCAGGATTGGTAGGGAGAATCTCTGGATCTCTGGACTTATTTTTGATAACAATAAAAGCATCTTTATTATATTTACGAGTACCCAAAGTGGGTGCCCATTTAGTTCCAGCGCCAGGAATGCCGTAGACAGAGGAACCACCAATCTCTACAACAATTTCATCATTTTTCTCCCAACCAAGTTGTTCGAGAGCAATGGCAAGTTGTCCCAATAAAGGAGAGATATCACTTCTTTGTGGTTTCGTTGTCTCTTCCGGTTCTAAGTTTCCGTGCATCTTTCAAATAAAACAATTGTGGATATGTATCCATTATTATATCACGAAGTTTGTCTGGTGTCTCGGAACTAATCATTAGACTGAACAGAATCCCAATCTTTTTGAAACTGCTCAAGACCTTTGTCTGTCAAAACATGATTATACATTCCCCAGAATACTTTAGGTGGAATGGTACAGATGTTTGCACCAGCATCAAAGCATCGTCCAACTTGATGAACATCACGAATTGATGCGGCGAGAACCTGAGTTGTGCTGAAGTGGCGCTCATAGACACCAGCAATTGCCTGAATCAATGCTACTCCAGAAACAGAGTTATCATTTAGTCTTCCCACAAAAGGAGAAACATATGCGGCACCAGCACGACGTGCAAGAATTGCCTGTGCAACAGAGAAGACAAGAGTCACATTGACTTTCTTATTAGTTGCCGCAAGGGCAGTACATGCCTTCAACCCCTCGATTGTACAAGGAACTTTAATGGTGACATTCCAAATACCATCAAACGCTAGCGCTTGATCAATCATCTCTTCCGCAGTGTCTGCAACAACTTCAGCAGAGACAGATGTGAATTGGTTAGAGATTTCTGCAATTTCTTTAATTACCTTTACAGGATCACGCCCACTCTTTTTAATTAGAGTGGGATTGGTTGTGATTCCTTCAATCATTCCAGTTTCATGTGCCTTCTTGATTTCATCAATATCGGCAGTATCGAGAAAAATTTTCATGAATTGTTATTGTCTTTGCACTATATATCACATTGTTGACTCAGTGATACGTCGTTATACCTAGGGTTTGTTTTAGCCTCGTGATTTATCATTTCACCAAGTTCGTCAGCGCACTTGCACCACATCGCCCTTGCCTCAGGCGCACCTATTGCTTTTTTCTCCATAAACGCTCCCATTCGTACCACAATTGGGAGCATTCATCTGATTTCTTTTGAAGATGTGGTTCCCTATACATGGAAACCTACGTGGGTTGTGTGCCCTTGACTATACTATTATTTAGGTGTGAATTATCTAAATTATTCCAGTGTCGTATAGCGTTGGCAACAATAGCCACATTGGTAACCATGTAAGAAATAATAATAATGGTGCGTATGCCAGCAATAATATCTGCCTCTCTATCATTCTTTCCTTCCTTTGCTCCTAGTGCTTTTGCCCAAATTCTCCAGGCACTCTTTCTTTTAGACATAAAAAAAGAGAGTATGTACTCTCTCAATATATCATCTTTAGTCTTGATTGTAAAGTTCTTCTAGTTTATCTCTAGAGAAATCCACATACATTACCTCATCACCTGGTTCAGGTGCTTCTGGATGACGTGGTTTGGGAGGTTCATCCATAATCTTATTGATAGATTGAATATTGCCCCACATCAGTGCAAAAGCTGCACCAGCGATGAGGGCAAAACAGATTCCATAAACCAGGACGAGGTATGTATTCACAGTGCGTTTCCTCGTGGCAATACTTCTTCAGGGAAGATGAAGTTTTCGTGTGGTTGATCGACAGGTGCCATCCAGTTACGGAGACCTTCGTTCAACAGAATATTCTTTGTATAGAAAGTCTCAAACTCAGGATCTTCAGCAGCACGAATCTCCTGACTTACGAAGTCATAAGCACGAAGATTAAGTGCCAAACCAATAATGCCGATAGAAGCAGTCCAAAGTCCCATAACTGGAACAAAAAGCATAAAGAAATGAAGCCAACGCTTATTGCTAAAGGCGATACCAAAAATCTGGGACCAGAAACGGTTTGCCGTAACCATCGAATAAGTCTCTTCCTCTTGATCCGACGTGAAACCTTTGAATGTATTCGCCCCATCCCCATCCTCATACAAAGTATTTTCTACTGTTACACCATGAATGGCAGACAGCAACGCTCCACCCAGTATACCAGCAACTCCCATCATGTGGAAGGGGTTGAGCGTCCAGTTGTGGAAACCTTGGAGGAATAGGAGGAATCTAAAAATCGCAGCAACGCCAAACGACGGCGCAAAGAACCAAGATGATTGTCCGAGTGGATAAATGAGAAACACACTGACAAAAACAGCAATAGGCCCAGAAAACGCGATAGCATTGTACGGTCTAATCCCTACGAGACGACTGATTTCAAACTGCCGAAGCATGAAACCTATAAGGGCAAAGGCTCCGTGGAGCGCCACAAAAGCCCAGAGTCCCCCAAGTTGACACCAGCGGACGAAATCTCCCTGAGACTCAGGACCCCAAAGTAGAAGAAGAGAATGACCCATAGAATCAGCAGGGCTCGAGACTGCTGCTGTAAGAAAATTAGCACCCTCAAGGTAACTGCTTGCCAAACCGTGAGTGTACCACGACGTAACAAAGGTAGTGCCAGTAAGCCAGCCACCAATTGCAAGATAAGCAGTGGGAAAAAGAAGTAGTCCAGACCAGCCCACAAAGACAAAGCGATCCCGTTTAAGCCAGTCATCCAAGACATCGAACCAACCTCTCTGCGAAATGGGGGGTGAAAGTGATGAAGTAGTCATAACTCCTTAAATTAACTTATCATATTTAGTTTACATTGCTTTACATTGGATGTCAATGAGTATAAATGACCATTAAAAAAGGGGGTTCCCGCAACCCCCCTTTGTTTAATTAATCATAAGCATGTTTCTACATATGCGTTTACAGGTTGATTGGTCTTCTTCGCATTCAATTAAACAATCGAAATAATCGTTGATGAGATCTAATTCCTCACTACATTTATCAACAGTTGTTTCGAAATGATTCCATTCTGCAAGTTGATTTTTTGAAACTCGATTATGCATTTTTCACTCCCATGCAATAGGTTTTCAAAATATTATTAGGAAGTTTATTTACATGGCATTCCCTATGATTCTATATTATGTAGACAATTAGTGTGTAAATTCATACATTTTCGCAAAGAAAATTTATGCCTATTAGATAAACTTATAAACATAAAAAAAGGAACCCGAAGGTTCCTTTTCAGAGTATTCAGTTTTTAGGAAACTCAACCGATGGTTGGAGCAGTCAGAGCAACAGGAGTTGTCTCGGCAGCAGCCAAGTCCAGTGGGAAGTTGTGAGCGTTGCGCTCGTGCATTACTTCCATACCGAGTCCAGCACGGTTCAGAACGTCTGCCCAAGTGTTGAGCACACGACCCTGAGAGTCAATGATGGACTGGTTAAAGTTGAAACCGTTCAGGTTGAATGCCATGGTGCTAACACCAAGTGCAGTGAACCAGATGCCAATTACAGGCCAGGCAGCCAGGAAGAAGTGCAGCGAACGAGAGTTATTGAAGGAAGCATATTGGAAAATAAGGCGTCCGAAATAACCGTGAGCAGCAACGATGTTGTAGGTTTCTTCTTCTTGTCCAAACTTGTAACCATAGTTCTGTGACTCGCTCTCAGTGGTTTCACGAACCAGCGAGGAAGTAACCAGAGAACCGTGCATTGCACTGAACAGAGAACCACCGAACACGCCAGCAACGCCGAGCATGTGGAAGGGGTGCATCAGGATGTTGTGCTCTGCTTGGAAGACAAGCATGTAGTTGAAGGTGCCACTGATACCCAGGGGCATACCGTCAGAGAAAGAACCTTGACCGAAAGGATAGACGAGGAAGACAGCAGTTGCAGCAGCAACAGGTGCGCTATAAGCAACGCAAATCCAGGGACGCATACCCAGGCGGTATGACAATTCCCACTCACGACCCATGTAGCAGAAGACGCCGATGAGGAAGTGGAAGACTACCAGTTGATAAGGACCACCGTTGTAGAGCCACTCATCGAGAGATGCTGCTTCCCAGATGGGATAGAAGTGAAGTCCGATTGCGTTAGAAGAAGGAACAACTGCACCAGAGATGATGTTGTTTCCATACAGAAGTGAACCAGCAACAGGTTCACGGATACCATCGATGTCCACAGGGGGAGCAGCGATGAATGCGACGATG